AGATGCTGGACGAAACAGATATTCCAACACAAAAAGCACAAATTAATTTAATTCTTCAACAAAAGAAAGATAAGGTTTTTTCGTGCGGTTTTGATGTTGAGATAAGTAAGGAAGGTATTAGGCAGGCAATTAAAGAATTGAATGGCTATTGATACAGCATTAAGGCGATTCTCGATGATCGGAATTGGTTCACCCGTTCCGCGAGTGTTGCCGCCACCAGATTCAAGTTTTCATGCTGGTGAGCGGCAAGTTTTTATATTTTTATATAGCAGCATTTCGGCGCCGCTTGATGTTTATTTTATTAGTGCAACAGTAGCACAAACGGGGTTATTAATTAATATTGAGTTTTCAGAGGCAGTTACGTTTGGAGCTGGGGGGAATAGTGGTATTACTTTAGTCGCTAGTGGCGGAGTAGTTACGGCTTCATATAACAGCGGAAGCACTACGGATACATTAGTTTATTTATTAAGTAGAGCCATACAGCGCGCCGAATCATTAACAGTTAGCTACTCACAACCCGGAGATGGCATCGAAGCTAATGTTGGCGGGCAAGATGCTGACAGCTTTTTTGATCAAGTAGTTTTAAATATGTCTTTATTGAGACGTATTTCGTTTTCATACAGTAGATTTAGGAGAAGATAGTATGCTTAAAGGCCCAAAACCGACATCTATAAGCAAGCCAGCCATGAGCAATGGACAACAAACAGCTGATAAGTTAATACTTTTTCGCGAAAAAGCGATGAATCGAATACGCAATAAAGCGCGACTAAATACTGATTCTATTCGTCGCAGTTACGGGATGAGGATTGACTAATGGGCTACGGTAGAGGTGCGCCAAAAGGCAATAAATTTTGGAAGATGCGAAGTTCTGAGGGATTTAAGCCAAAAATCGAAACCGTTGAACAATTGCGCAGGATGGCTGAAGAATACTTTGATTGGGTGCACGATAATCCATTAATGGAAGCCATTGTGCATCAAGGTCAAGTGAATGAAGAGCAGGCGAAGCCATTGCCTCGGCCAATGACATTGGCCGGTATGTACATTTTTATGGATATTGGGCATGAAACATGGGCAAAGTATCGCAGAATAAGAGACCCTGAATTCGTTGAAGAAATGATGCGTATTGAGCAGATTATTCGCACTCAAAAATTTGAGGGCGCAGCCGCAGGATTGTTTAATTACGCAATTATTGCTCGTGATATTGGGCTGAAAGAGGAGTCAAAAGTCGAATTGTCAGGCGCTAATGGCGGGCCAATTGTTACAACGGCAATGTCAGCTGAAGAAGCTGCGCGCACATATGCCGAAATGATTAAGGGCGTTGATTGATGGATTACCCCGGATTTGATTACAAAAATCCAGACTATCGGATGGTATTTGTAAAACGGGCAGAGCTTTTATCAAAGCTGCGACAAAACCCCGACGGGTGGGTTGCGCTCAAAGCGCATTACAAGGCTTGCCCATGGGATTTTGTGAACGATTGGGGGATGACTTTCGATCCCAGAGCGCTCGAATTAGGACGATTGGCCAACATTCCATTTGTGCTATGGCCAAGACAGGTTGAGTACTTAAAGTGGATTGAGACTCGATGGAAAGCGGCAGAGCGTGGGCTTGTGGAAAAGTCCCGCGATTGTGGAGTGACATGGTTATCAGTTGGATGGTCGGTATCGAAGTGGTGCTTTGTAGATGGGTTTGCTATTGGCTTTGGTTCTCGAAAAGAAAACCTTGTCGATAAACTGGGCGATCCAGATTCAATCTTTGAGAAGATACGGCATTTTGTCGCACACTTACCTAAAGAGCTGTTACCAAATGGGTTTGTGTTTGAGGATAACGCCACATTTATGCGGCTGATTTCTCCACAAACGGGTAGCTCAATAACCGGTGAAGCGGGTGACAACATTGGTCGAGGCGGAAGAAAGTCGATTCAGTTTGTGGATGAAGCTGCATTCATTGAGCACCAAGAAACAGTTGATAAGGCATTATCACAAGCGACAAATTGCCAAATTGATATTTCAACACCAAACGGAAATGGTAATGCGTTTTATCGGAAGCGCCAGCGGTATAACAACACGGAAAAAATATTTATTTTCGATTGGAGAGATGATCCACGAAAAGATGAAGCATGGTATCAAAAGCAAAAGTATGAGCTTGACGAAGCTACTGTTGCTCAAGAAATAGACAGGGATTATAACGCCTCATCAGAAGATTCATTTATCTTGGCAAAATGGGTGGCAGCGGCAATTGATGCACACAAATTATTAGGGTTTTCGGCGTCAGGTGTTCGCGTAACTGCATTTGATCCGGCAGACACAGGAGATGCAAAAGGTGTTGTGAGTCGCCACGGGTCGATTGTAACGCAGGCAAAAACAATCAATGACGGCGACATAACAGATGCTATACCGCGAGCCTATGAGATTGCAGACAGGCAGCGCAGCGATGTTTTTACGTATGATGCCGACGGAATGGGAGCGCCAACGATGAAGTTGGCACTAAGCCGCTCAAATGCGGGCAGAATGATTACGGTTCCATACCATGGATCGGCGGCAGTTCTTAATCCGGACGATATTTACTCTGGGGATAAGGGGAGTGCCATGTCAAAAACGAACAGTGACGCCTTTGCAAATTATAGATCTCAAACATGGACATGGCTCAGGGATCGGTTTCATGCCACTTATGTAGCAATTACGAGAGCAAGCAAGGGGATGATTGTTAATGCAAGCTCTGAAGATTTGATTTCAATTTCGACCGATTGTGAGGACTGGCAACAACTACAAGCTGAGTTATCACGACCCAAACGGATTTACTCAAAGAATGGAAAGATATTGGTTGAGTCAAAAAAAGAAATGCGATCACGCGGGGTTGACTCTCCAAACCTTGCTGATAGTTTAGTAATGGCAAATGCAGCACGAAAAACGGAAGTAAAGGTTACGGATAGAATAATTTATAATGAGTTTGAACCTCTGGACTCAGGTATGGGCTTTTAAACAACAGGTTAATTTTATGCTTGATAATACAATTTCACGATTTGATACCGGTGTTATTTCATCGTCAATCACTAGGCCAGCAAACACTACTCAATATGCCGCAGGCGACGTAATCGCGGCAGTTACTACAAATAACCATTTTGTTTTTTCTGGTTGTTTGCGGACAGGTTTTAATACGGGATTTTTATCTGGTGCGCGAATTACATCAAGCGCCAACCAATCAACTAAGCTAGATGCTCAGCTATTTTTGTTCTCGTCGAGTCAGGATGGAACAGACCCCATTACCGAAACGGCCGACAATGCGGCATGGTCTCCCACGGATGACGAATTAGCGGCTCGTATTGGTGTAGTTAATTTCCCGGTAGCGGACTGGTTTGCTGGTGATGTTACATCTGGTGCAGGCGGGAATTCAGGGTGTGACGCAAACAATCTTGGTGTTGTATTGAGATCAAACCCTGACATTTACGGCGTTTTAGTTGCACGCAATACCTACACCCCTGTTAGCGGCGAAGTGTTTACGATTAGCCTATTGGTGACTAGAGACTAATGCAAATCGAAGATGAAAAGTTAAGGATTGATCCTGCCAATCTGCAAGCCTTGAACAATATCTTGATAACAATGCGATCAGAAGCTATTCGCATGAGACAAGAAACGGGCATCGAACAGATATGGGAAGAAGATGAAGCCGCTTACGAAGCAAACGCGGTGGAGCTTGATGAATGGCGAAACAAGCCGCCCGGCAGAACAATCCCCGGCAACGAAAAAAACACATCGCGCATTGGGTATAACATTACAGCGCCTTATTGCGATACCGCTTCAGCATCCATGGGGGATATGTTATTCCCTGTAGATGATCATCCGTGGTCTATGTCGCCAACCATAGTGCCGGAAGTTATTGAATTAGCAAAAGGTAACATCCCGACAGATATTAGAGATGAAGTTGAGTCTCAAATGGGAGAAAAGGCGCAGGATATTTTCACTAAAGCAATCGAACAAGCAGCTAAAGATTACGAAGCCGCTAAAAAACGAGTCGAACAAGCTGAGCGTCGCATTCAAGACTGGCACTCAGAATGTCAATTTGTTTCACATTGCCGAGAGGTTTTAGATGATTGCGCAAAAGTCGGAACCGGCGTCATTAAAGGCCCGTTCCCCGTGGAACGAAAAAAAGCGGTTTTTGCGAATGGCGAGCTTTTAGTTAAAAGCAAAATTGAGCCAGCATCAATGCGCATTTCGTATTGGAATGCGTTCCCCGATTTAAATGCCGGACAAAATATCCACCAA